GCTGGTCAAAGCGGCTGGCATCAAACCCGACAAACACAGGGTCTCTAAACTCCTGCCAGTATGATCGGATTACACTGGCACGTTTCCAGGGAGTGTCACACTTGAGAACCACGTGATGACCGAAGATGCGGTCAATTGCCTTGTAGATGAGTTTCTCAGCAGGCCGGAGGTATCTGCCAATCAGTACATTGTATTCTGGCGACCGAGGCTGAATAAGTCGCGGGCACGGGTTCGCCTTGGCAGTGGCATCATAGAACTCGGCCTTTATGAATGTTTTTAAATACCCGTACGAGCGCTTGACTCCTGTCCGAGCCAAGTTGTCTACAGCACAAGCATACCTCTTGGCCTTCGAACCGGTGTACGATCCCACAAACTGGTCGTAGGTCCAAACCGATGGAAGAGAGGGCAACTTCTGCTTGATGAGGATGGAAAAATAGTTAAGATCGGAATATGGACGGGTAGGTTGCGGGCATGGTGCAAACTCACCAGCCGCATTTTTCACATAATATAGCCTCTCCATCAGCGCGCGATAAACAACGCTGTAGGAATTATTGAAGAAGAAGACGTTATTTCCCAGGGTCTCCCTCACATAGCCATAACCATGCCTGTATTTGGTTGCACCAACGCGACCCAGTACACTCACGGAATCATGAGTCAGTTGGCAAGCTGTCTCATAACCCCGAAGGACCACGCGGCACCACTACTTTGCACCTGTTTCAATCATCCCGGGGATCTCCGCAAAAATGCTGCGCGCAATATCAGCCTCCTGCTCACCCCTTCCACGCACAAACGAGAGCATAGCAGCGTAGGGGAGAAGATTAAGCATTTGACCTGGGCGAACCTTCTCGCTCTCCATGGTCTTCCGAAGCCAATCGGTAACAATGATCCGATTTGCCGGGCTGTCGCTAGGGTGATTAAACTCCCTGCGTGCTCTTCGGCTCCACCGGTACGCTGCTTTCCAATGGCCCATGCCTTCCACATCCAACTCCTCCCCAGCAACCATCAAGATCTCCTCCGCCTCAAGTTTTGGCGCGAGAGTTGCCAGCTTTGCAAGCAGCTCAAGCTTTATCTTGTTGCGCCGGCGGCGTTCCCTCACTGCCGCCGAGCGCCGCAACCACCAGCCTTTCCACTCCACCCACCTCTCATCCACGGGACAAACCTC